ACCCAAGCTGGAGCGTATGAAGCTCCAGAGATTAAATTTCTTCTCGCAAACGAAACAGTTTCCAAGCCCTGTATCTAGTCCTATATACACTTTCCAGTTCGAATTTCCACAGCATGGGCATTCTTTAACATTTGCCTGAAGCCCACGAGCGCCTCGCGTCTTCTTGTAATCGACACCTTCCCTATCAAGCCAATACTCGACATCAATAGATTTAAGAATTTCACCCAAATCTTCATTCATCGTATTCGACGCTAACCGTTGCCCAGAAGTCCATAATTATCTCAGCGATCATCATGTCACAACTGATGCCGCAGGCTCTCAAGTTGGCAACAATGCGACGTAGACGCCGCTCAGTTGCGCCACTGTAGAACCCGTTGCCTCTAACCTTGGCGATTGCATCTTCGATAACTTTCGATTCCATGACGATTCCCTTTGTGATTACCGCTACGATAAAAGCAAAACTCAGGGGGCGACTACTCGATTCGCAGGACGGATGTAACAAACTGCATACATGCCAAATTCTGCTTAATGACTATGGTAAAACCGGACTCCTGATTGCGTGAGGCGGCGAAATACAGTCGCGCAATGCCATCACGGGCCTCTTCTTCCGTCTTATTGATGGAGATCATCAGGTCGACCGTCCGAACCTTGTTGAAGTCCTCTGCGACGTGTTCCGCTTTCACCACCGCCGCTTTATGACCCTCGCGGTTGGCTTGTGTAGCTGTCAGCATTGCTACATTCTCTTCGAATGCAATCGCACGAAGATCCACATAGACCGACTTTGAGTTCTCGATGGTGTCCTGAGTGCGGTAGTTGGGCGCCATGATGTCAGCGTAGTCAACCACGATCAGATCGAACTTGGTGATCGGGCGTACAGATCCATCAACATTGCGCCCTGGCGATTTGTAGCGCTCAATCAGCTTTCGCAGCATGTTGGGCGACATCGTGCCAGATGCGTATTCGTGGATAATCAGACGACCAGCTTTCGCCATTGCCTCTTCAACCTTTTCGCGAACGCCGTGAATCTTGTCCGACAGCTCCTTCATCATGGTCGATGAAATACTCGCGTCCATGCGATCAGCAATAATACCTGCGCCAACCTCAAGCGTGACGTACAGGACATTATAACCGGCCAGTGACGCGGCCTGCGCGAAGTTAATCAAACTTGCCGTCTTACCGGCCTTCGCTGCCCCCATGATCGCCGCCAGCTCTTTGCGACCCCAGCCCCGGTGATAGAGCATTTCATCCATCTTGACAATGCCGGTTGTGATGCCTTGCGGCGGTCGCTTGCCTGACACTTTGTCCAGACGCTCTGTCGTTCTGTCGCCGATGCGGGCGGCGTAATCGTAGCCGTCACCTTCTTCATTTAGCCCGATGTCGATAGCTGTCTTCATCAGTGCGGTTATCTTGTCGAACTGCCGCCTATCGCGCAAATCAACAGACTTTAGCAGAGCTGCGCCTACCGCCTGATGTCTCACGAACTCAACCACCTTGTCCTCGACATACTCGCGATTTCTCAGCGCGTCATGCAAAATAACCTTGCGTTGCGCGACGACCAGCGGCAACACATCCTTGCGAATGATCTTTGCTGCAACGTCTTCACGAATCGCCGCTGCCATCGAGACGTTATCCGGCACACAGCGGTATTTAGCAAAGTGACGCAGAGCAATGTTCACCAGCGCGGCTTCACCGGCATTCTCGAAGTAATCTGGCTTGAGCAAGTGTGCCACGCGACGCATAAACTCATCATCACGACAGGCAAATGCTGCGATCTTGGTCTGAAAGTCAGCGTCAAACCCTTCGTCCATACTGAAGAAACCAACTGTCTCCACTTCTGCTTCCGTTTTCGTTAATGCAGCAGCATCAGTGAAACTTTCGCCAATCATTTTTACGACGGATTCTTCCACCGTCGCAGGACACATAACGCTCATATCAGTTCGTCTCGGCTGACGTTTGGCGCGGCGCGAAGAATTCAGAAACGTCATGCTTGAACAGAACGCGGGTTCCGACCTCGGTTATGACGCTGATGGTGTACTTGTCGGATGTTTTGATCTTGCCGACCACGCGCTCGCCGCTACTGGCCTTTTCAAAGTAAACGATCTGACCGGACGCTTCTAGCGCCTTGAGAAAAGCCTCATGACCCTTCGGTGCATTTGCGCTCTTGAGAGGTTTGCGCGTTACGGCAGGACGATGAAGTGTTCCTTCGACCTGACGGGCATAGGCTTGTTGGTCGGCGCGAATTTGATCTTGTTGCATGAGAATCCTCCTTGCGAATTGAATCAAATTAAAAAGCATTGAATTGAATCGAAAGTGAAACACCGTCACATTATAGTCAGTAATGACTTATCTAACCAGGCAACCGAACCTCATTTATTGCCATATTCACCACTCTCGCGTCAAAGTGTCGTAGTGCTTCCTCAATTCTCACTACGTCATATAGATAAAGCGCAGCATGAAGCGAGTATTGCGGCACGTTGCGCGACTTGACTTGGCCGATGACGAAAGCCTCGTGCGCTTGCTGATCTCTACTACCAACGAAGTTTGGTACGCGATAATATGGGTCGCGAGCGACCTGCATGGAAATCTGACACTGCTCTTCCCACGCCAGCATTGCTGAAGCAACGAGATCCTCATTGTTCATGATTTGCGAGGGGCGTGGCGGATACACCTTGCCGTCACCGATCATCTTGTGCAGCCAAGACATTGCAAAGCTCAGAAAGAAATCATAGCGCACACCCATCCGGTCGCACAGTTGACGCATACGCCAAAACGAGAGCTTCTCCTTCGCTTCCAAAAAGTCGTGCTGCTTAATTGCCCGAACGTATGGGGCTGTCTCGGCGTTGATCGCCTTGCGACAGAAGTCGCGGTAGGCGTCGGTGTAACATTTCACAAAGTAATAGGTCGTCTGCATAGGGTGTAGCCGACGATAGTCGAACCACTTGACACTCATCAGCTCCGCTTCTTTTGCGAGATCCTTGTGTGGCACATTTTGAATTGAGAGAACTTCGTAATTCAGAAAGCCGAGACTCCCTCCATAAAAGCTCCCCAACCATGTAGGTCTTTGGGTCATTCCGTGCATTCCGCAAATAATAAATAATGATCTTATTATAGACAGTATTAACTTATAGCGTTAAGCATCGAAATGCCCAAGTTAACCCAAGTCAATAGCGAATAGAGGCGTCGGCCCCAAGCCTCTGCTCATAGGCTTCAACCACCTCCTGAACCAAGCCGCAGCGCACCACATCGCGACGCGTGAATTGAATAATCTTGAGCGACGGAATGTAGGACAGACGGCTCACAGCATCTTCAAGCCCACACATACCGGAAATGTCTTTCTGCTGAATATCGCCATTGACGATCATCTTGCAGTTCTCGCCCATGCGCGTGAGAAACATACGCATCTGCGCCGGCGTAGTGTTTTGACTTTCGTCCAAGATGACCCAGGCATTCTTGAACGTGCGACCGCGCATGTAAGCTAATGGCGCTGCCTCGATCTTGCCAATCTTGATTAGATAGTCCACATAAGTCTTGCCGAGACGCTCGTTGAGAACATCGCGAAATGGTGCTAAAAAAGGTTCGAACTTTTCTTCAAGTTCGCCAGGTAGAAAGCCTAGACTTTCGCCCGCTTCCACCACGGGGCGAGTGATGATGATTTTGTCGATTTGCTTGCTGTCGAGCGCCTCTGCGGCCATTGCGCCGCAGATATACGTCTTGCCGGTGCCTGCTGGCCCTGTAGCAAACACCAGAGGGGAGGACTTGATTGCATTCATGTAGCGATGCTGAGAGTCGGTTCGTGCCTTCAGTTGCTCTACCGGCTTCTTGGTAACTATCTCAACTTTCTGAGATGCTTGCAAGAAGAACTCTTCTGTCGTGTTCTTACTTTCGCGTTGTCTTGGTTTCGCGCCTCGTGCGCCACCTTTACTTCTGCTCATGTAGATTCCGCTCTCTGATGGTTGATGGAGTCACAAGTGTAACCCACTCGTTGCCCCTTCACCATATAAGAAAACTATAATCAAGTCAGGAGCGTCTTCGCAACCGAGACGTCCTGTTCGGATGAGTTGCGGTGATACCATTTGCCGCCCGATATCGCAAAGTCTGTCACCGACACGTAGTCGAAATTGGTGACGCGAGTATGCGTGTCAATGTTAATGATGGCAAAGCCCATGTGCCATTTTTCGCCCTCGCAATACGAGGCGTTGCGACGATGACCGCAACCCATCTGATGCCATTCATACGCGCCATAGATCGGGCTAAACATGCCCCACACCTCATGTCGATGGTGATGACCGTTAACGCCTGGCAGGCCCATATTCCGCGCGTGTGGAAAGTGGTGCATGACCAACGTGTCCCAATACACCTTGTAGTTGTTCGCCAGCTCCTTTTCGAAGTCGCGCTTCGTCCAGGCGGTCAGGTCTGCTTTCGCAATGTAATTGATCTCGAACTCGTCAAGGCCCAGAAGTTTGCCTACCGTGAAGTCGTGCAAATCAGACAGTACGGCTCTCATGGCTGGCGTTGCGTCGGCAAGATGACGCAGCATTCGTGCTTCATGGTTGCCTTCTTCGAAGTCCATCTGCGCATTAGGACAGACTTCGCGCAATGGTCTAAAAATGTTGTCATGCGCATGCTTGATACGCCCGACCACATCCCACTCGCGAGGATCGACGTTGTACTTGCCAAATTCGGGAAGGTCAAACACATCACCGACGAAGTTGATGGCGTCAGGCTGAACCCGTTTACAAGTGTCGATCAGAACGCGCAGAAAGAATGGGTCAACTTCAACGTCATGCAAATCGGAGCAGGCGATAACGGTTTTAAAGCGGTTACTGTTTTCGCGCAGGTATTTGTCGTCGTAGTCCATGCGCTCGACGTTCATGCGTCGGTAATGGTCTACCGAGGCGTGTTTCGCGATGTTGCGCTCCATGCTGTGCTGCTGTCGCGAGAGCTTGATACCGGCTTGGCGTTTGAATTCTTCGAAAGTTCCGAAGTAGCGGTTCCATGTCGATTCGGAGATATGCGAATGATTGCGAAAGTAGTTGCGCGTCACGATTTGTTCGGTGTCGATCTCCGCGATGCGGCGCAGTTCTGCGATGCAATCCTCAGCTCCCCAAGACTCCATGAATTTCGAAGCGTCCTCAGACATGGGAATGTCCGTGATTGGTGAGCGCATGATGACCTTTGGCGCACTTGGGTCGTTCTTTGTCAGCGTTCTCAAGAAACCCGCCTTGTTGCGAACCGTCTTGATGCTTATATCTAGGGCCTTAGCTACATCGGCAATGGATGGATAATTGTCCGTGTCGTTGTAGATTTCGATGAATGTAATTATGTCTGACCCAATTGCCATGTGCTTAACTCCATACTCAAAACGAAAAAGCAGGCTTACTCAGCCTGCTTTTCACCGAGCTGCTGCCGTTTATTACTTCGCAGCAACGACAGCAACAGATTTGGCCTTAAACACGCCAGTGGCACGCAGACCATTAACAATGGTCGTAGCAACTGTCATCAGGGCCGGAATCATGGGCTGAACGTCACCGACGACAGCTTCGACCATCGTCACTGCGGCGTCGAATTTTTGCTTGCCAGTGCTTTCAGGCATCAGTTGCTCAACGGCGTGGATGGAAGAAATCATTGTTTGGATCAAAAGCAGGTAGTTCATGTGATGCTCCTTGGTGGTTAGTTGATGCACTCGATAAAAACATTCAGGCCGGACAGTTCACCCCATAATGGTTCCACTGCTCCAGCCTGATTCTGGTCTGGAGGCGTCTGATCCGCTTCGCCCTTGTTTGGGTTCAGACTCGTTGCTGCGAATGGGTTCTGTATTTGTCGCCTCTCCACCGTCTTTAGCAGAAACGATAGGCCCATGCTGCACTTGTGAGACGGCCTCGGTTGCGTCTGCACTTGTTTTTCCGAACCCGACAGATTTAGAGGTTGCGAGTGTGAGGTAGCCATTCCACACGAAGCCAATAGTTGAAAAAGCGCCAGCGATAGAAACAATGTCCTCATGCGTAAGAACAATTCCTTTGTGTGCGAGCAGGGCTGCGCCGACCGTGAGAACGCCGATAATTGCGTTGCCTGACTGCTGTCGGTTCTTCCAAATGGCAGAGTCAGCCAGTTGAGAGCCGAAACGCATGGCCTGAAAAAATAATTTAAGGTTTTCCATTTAATCATTTCCTTTACGGGTAAAACACACGATTGCCAGAATGTGGAGCCACAATCTGAACGTGGCTCCATCCCTTTGTGCTGCTTGGGTGTTCAAGCCATAGCCCAAGATCGGCCAGCTTGGTCTGGTTATTCATACACCAGTTGTCGATGTCGCCGTGCGGGTCGAATATGTCGCTTGCCTGACAAGTTATGTGATTCGAATGCAGCGCTGCACCAAAGGTCGTCTGATTTATAATTTTTGGACGCCAACCACTCGTCAACTGAGACTTAGTGACCGGATTTACAGGAGCTTCAATGCCATCAGATTCAAGCGCGGCGATCAAGGCATTGGTGCGCTTGACTGTCTCTTTGGCATTGGCGCGAAGTTCAGCAGTCAACTCGTTGTCGAACTGAACATCGCGGCCCATGTAGTATTCGGCGACGGTAATCATTACGGCTTTGCTCCGGCAACAATGTGAATTAAGTTACTGCCCATATACAGCACGCCGGCGCCAAGAACTGCCCAGGCCATCTTAACTGCCCTTGCATAGGCTTCAAATGCTGTTTCTTGTCTAATGTGCGCCTTTTCAAGTTCACCAATTCGGTTTTCATCGCGCTCAATACGTGTCATGATGCGTTCCATCGCCAGAACTGTCGTTTGATGCTTTTCTTCCAGCACTGCGAGGCGCGTGACCGCATCGGCAATTTTTCCCATGCTGCTCTTGATGTCGCTGATATCATCTTGCAAAATGTCAATTTGGCCGTTCAACGCGCCGCTTTCTTTTGCATAGTGACAAGAGTCACAGTCTTTCTCAGTCATCTGATTTTCGTTGCGGTAAGTTGCCAACATGATAAATACTTTTCTTGTAAAAATCAATCAGTAATGACTTAGTTATCAACCAGAACCAAACCAGTATCACAGACTCGCGCGGCGGCCTTCATCACCTCTTCCGGCGTCGCGTCACAATTCAGTCTGACGCTCGCCATACTCAGAACAGCCTGGGCAAATTCGGCACATTGCCACATATCGTTTTTGATCGGCATGCGCAGAAACGTCTTGATTGCGTCGAGACGACTGTACTTGTCGCCGACGTGTTTCAAAGCAAATGATTCAGCCTCGTCATTCCACAAAGCACCAGTAGGTTGCAAGTAAAATGGGATTTCGCGTGATAGCGGGTAAATTCTGACACCCGATGTAACCGCTTCTAGCACGAACACGCGACCGCCAATCACCCACGCCACGCCCACATGAGAGTATGTTGAATTGGTGAATGCGCGCACGACGCGACACTGAAAACAGGTGCCTGCCCACGCGAGCAAGTCGCCTGATTTTATTTTGTTACGAACTTCAGCGTACTTCATCTAATCTTGCTCCAAGAAAATCCGTTCTCTAAAGCGGGGAGAACGTCAATCGAATCAGAACACTCGATTTGGCTGTCGTGCCAACTACCACGACCTAAAGAACGTAGTCTGCTCACTGTCAGCCCATACCTACTTACTTATCTGTATTCACATCCAGTTTATGATTGATTGTTCCATTTGTATTTTCAATTCTTCTTGCCAGACATCAGCTATCTTCAGACCGCCTGAGCCATCCAACTTTACAGTAGCGCACGGCCTCTGTTAGTTAGCGCATACCCATCATCAACCTGAGTAATGAGGTCGAGGAACAACATTAGCTTATAATCAACTTGACTGCCATCAACAAATAACTTAACCAGCAGTTTCATTTGAACTCTCCAGTTTCTTCACGCGAGCAGTCAATTCCTGAATTGCTTTTATCAAAGGAGCAATAAACTGGTCATATCGTAGAGCTTGCTGACTATCTGGATCATTAGTATCTAGCAGCACCCACCCACCAAAATCTACCCCTGCGGCATCCACAACAGCCTTTACTTCTTGGGCTATGAGCCCCCAATGGGTTCGCTTACCGGGGCTGAGTTCCGTAATAATTTCTGCCGGGATAGCCTCTTTTGCATTGAAGTCACACTCGTTACCGTTAATATCCCTGAAAACCTGACGAATTATTTTCTTGCCGCCTTCAATCCATTTATAGGAGACTGGGCGCAAACTATTGATAAATTCCAAACCAAGGGATGCGTCAGTAATATCAGTTTTTGTTCTGGCGTCTGAGGTCTGAACAGTACCATTTGCTGCGTAAATTGCTGACCAGCGATTACTAGGTGTCCCACACAAATATGCATTGTCTGTCGCTGGATAAAAGTCACCACTTTCATTGACAGCTACTCTATCAACGGGGACAGAAGAACCGGCCGGCGTAGTCGCAATAATATAACCACCAGGTGTTGACCCAGCACTTGGGGCTGCCCTAAGTGTAAAACGGGTATGCCCTGCCGTCCCAAAAGTTGTGCCGTCGTGGAACTGCGCAATGATTCTTCCGGCTTGTCCACCGTTTGGGGATGCTAATGGTGCTGCAGCACTACCAGCGGCTTGCCTAGAGAATAATCCTCCATTAATACCCGATGTCCCAAATATTGAATGGGAAATAGCCTCATAGGTATTACTGAAGTTTAACTGCGCACCTACACTTGCATCGGCACAGTTATAGAATGAGTTGCTATGAACAATGCTGATATTTGTATTTACCAAGGAATATGGCATACTAATTAGTTGAAAAATGTTACCCACAATAGTAACATTTCCAGCTGCCGCACCCGTTTTAACCCCTACAGGCCCATCGAACATTGCCACGCCGCCGGTGATGATAGCGTCACCACTCTGAACATAAACATGACTGCCAGTACCAGCTGAGCATGACCACAAATTACCGCCAGTAATCTTCACACACTGGGAATCACCGCCTCCAGAAATGTTAATAAGAACGCTGGTATTTTTAGATGCTGCCTTGCATCCAATCAAACTTGCGTTTTTTGTGGTACTTTCAATTCGATACCCAACTGAGTAAGTATTATCGTTCTTATGCCCATCAGCCCCGCAATTTAGCAACTCAACGTTATCGCTGCCAGTAATCCAGAATCCGTTGTCATAGCCATAACTGAAACAGTTTACAGCTTGGCCCCAATCTACGCCTAGCCCAAAATAGTATGCAGTCCCTTGCCTTCTCCAGCCAGCATCTCCAGAAAACGTCCAAGACTGATGTGCGGTTGTAAAGGGCCAAAAGTGGCAGCCAAAAAGCTGATTCACATCATATATACGATTTAAGTATATGCCGTTAGTACAATCTCCTGTGATATATTCAATACGCGGGCGCTCGTTATAGTCATTCCAGTAGGCATACTGAAAACCTAAGATTAAGCAGTACCCAGCATAGGTATCTGAGGCGTCTTTACTATTTCCATAACCTACTGTAATTGCTTTCCCTGCAAAACTGTTGACGAGGGTAGTAGCATCCGCGATAGAGGCAGGTGCAAACAATCCTTTGCGAAAGATTCCCATGCCTTTAATAGCAGAAAATTCTTGTGCTAAACGAATTGTAAACACAGGATTTAAGACAAACGCGGACTTTATACTTGAATAATCTATATTGTCTGCCTCTCCCAGATTATTCCACGGGCCATGCAAAGTGACTCCGTTCTTTACCACAACATCAGCAGAATCAATCAACCATCTGCCACCAGCACAATCAACAATGCCGCCGCCCAAAGAGGCAACATAATCAATAGCCGCCTGGATTGCCGCAGTGTCATCTGTTACTCCATTCCCTACAGCGCCAAAATCCTTGACACTTACATTCTCCCTGCTCTTGGCCTGTAAAGTCCTAGTAACTGCTCCTGCACCTGATTGAGTGAACCCCACAAGGGAACTGCCAGCGGAAGCTGTAAGCTGTCCGAGATTCACGGCTTGATTACTTGCTGCTGCGTTGGGAACTAAAACGCCAGCGTTATTCGTTAAATCTAGCGGGTTAGTAGCTGAACGAATAAATGGTCCGTTCGGGCCAAGCCCAGCGGTTAAAATTCGTGAGTCACTAGAAGTAAATGACACGCCCGCCTTCGAAGTTGTAGCTTGCAGCAACTTAACTTGAACGACATCATAATTAGCGGGAAGTGAAGTAATGTTTTGTGTTACTGTTAACCCACTAAAATTCGTGTTTATTGAAGCGTTACTAAGTTGTCCTAAATTAACCGCCTGATTAGACGAAGTGGCATTCGCGACCGCAAACGTCTGCGACCCGTCTCCTGCCAATTTAGCTTTCTCAGCATCAAGCTCATTGATCGCATTCTGCACAGTCGTTGCGGCAATGTTTCCAAAAGGCGTGTTACTGATAGACGCAGATGTGAGATCGCTGGTCATCGCGACCGTGCCGTCCTTGTCCGGCAATGTGTAGGTTCTTGCAGTGGTGTTTGAGTTCGTAAACCAACTTGTGACTGTATTGGCGACGTTACGAAGATTCAATTTGAACAGCGTCAGTCCAGCGTAGCCGTTAGATGCGTCTTTGCCAGAGGTGTCCTGCTTAGTATTCAGGGCGGTCTGTTGTGCGGCGGAGATAGGCTTATTGATATCGCTTACGTTGTCGACGTCGCTAAGCCCAACATCGCTCTTTGTCAGCACTACCGCGCCCTGACGCCCCGCCACACTTGTCACTTGATCCGACGAATCAATCTTGTCCCAATCTGTGCCGTTAAAGATCATTGAGTCGCCGATTGCGAACTGAATCCCGCCCATAGCGCCAGCAACAGAAATTTTATAGTAGTCGCCAAGCGTCGGAGCAGAAGGATAAACACCTGACGATGCATCCCAAGACCCGCGATAGACTAAAATCCCCGTAACCGTCGCTTTAGCTATTGTCGCCCAATGCTTCGCTGAGTATTTCCCATCCTCTACCTGTATATTGAGGTCTGCATCTGCCCATTGAGCTGCCTTATTTTGACTCGCGGTAGCGGAAGTAGCAGAAGTTGCCGCGCTTTCTGCCGACGATGCTGCCGACGCTTTGTCCGATGCGACAATAGCCGCATCACTTATTACCGTTGCCGTATTCGCTGAAACCACGTTAGCAGCGGCAACAACAGCGTTATACATATCGACGTATTGTCCCAAACCGCTCGTCGACACGGAATGAATCATGTCCTGAATGCGATTCATTGCACAAGTGAAGATTGCGGCGGTGCCAACGTCGCCCTGAGCAATCGTGGGTATGTTGTCTGGGTATGTAAAATCTCTAGAAAAAACGCATGGGATTGGATTGATTAGCGGCGTCGCTCCCTGATACGCGCCAGTTAGCGTCACTATCGTATTCGTCCCATCAAATGTCGCGTCTGTAGCGACAAAATAAGGAACAAGCTCAGATGCAACCATAAAAATCGACCGCGCCTTGATTTGAAAGGCTGCGTTCTGACCAGAAATAACAACTTGCTGGCTACCGTTCGTTACCGATGCTAAGGTTTTATATTGTGCCATGATGCCGTCTTATGAATGTTGAAGACATTGTATATCAGTCAATTGCGGCTTACAAGTCATCACCAAGCAATTGACTCAATCTCTGCAACATCGGTCGCCGCGTCAATCTGCTGTCGCAAGGTTCTCGCTCGCTCATGACAAGAGTTTACATGCTGCCCAAGCGCTACCCCTACAGCGATCACATCTGCGGCACTGAGCGTTCGAACCGTGTTATCGAAAAGCGTCCAGTCAATTGTAAAGCTAGTGCCAGTGATCGTTGCCAGTTGAACCGCGCCCTGAATCCTGCTCTGACTGATCGGGTCACTGTCAAATTTCGAACCATCCCAGACAAACCCTCCCACTTCCAAAGCATCGCGCTTCATCTTGATTTCTTTCCACTTTGCATCTTTGTGATCCTGCACCGTGCGTGGGTCCACCCACTGTTTCGTGACGTAATCGAACTCGTGAAATTTTGAAGGCTGCGGTCCTTTATCTGCTGGCAGCCCAGTAGTCATGTCGTGATATTGTGTTTGCAAATCCACCTTGCCGATATATACGCGCGTCAGGTCTTCAAATTTCATTCCCCATTCATCGCCTATCACCATTGCAATGTACCGACCATTACTGTCAAACCTAGCGAATTCAATCATTTTTTGAACGCCATACAATTCAAAATTACCATTGTCGATACCCACGACAATGACTCGTGTATTTGATCACCATTTACATAATATTGTCCGTCGTTACCAAGACTTATTTCAACCCTCCACCACCCAGAATAGGGAACCTGTATCGCCGAACTGAACAAGGACGATTGATACTCGGTATCCATTATGCTGACGCTTTGCCTACAAAACTCATAACCATCAACACTGTCGACATTTGTCAGTCTCGCCACCATACTGCATCTACTATACAGCGGCATATCATTATTAAGCAGAACTTGCTGATCGACGGTAATCAAGGCGCTAATAAATGTTGAAGAGTCTAGCCATTGCCAGGCACTAACGACCTCATTTGCATTAAGTGTGTTTTTTGCATGAGTGACATTTGGATACGCTACAACATTCATTGGCACAGTGACCGCATTGTCGCCAATCTTCAACGTGGTTACCGAAAGGTCGCTAATCTTCGCCGTATTGATTGCCGCGTCCTCGATCAACGTCGAGCGCATAACAACCTTTGGCTGGCCGTTGACCTGACCAATGGTAAATGGATGATTTTCTGTTGTTGGGCCGGTCGGGGTGGCGATGGAGAACTTGTCGGCGCGAATTATAAACTCACTTACCGGCGTCCCATTCACCGTGGTCGAAGCGAGGCCAAAGCCGGACACATAGCCGTCATTGTCTATCTTGACGGTGTACTGACCGCTCAATCCGTCAATGGATGACTGTTGCACCGAAATTGCCGCTGTATTTGCACCGACTGTTGTTTGTAGCGTACTGATCGAGAATGCGTTCGCGCTATCCGCCGTTGCTCTGGCAGTAGCTTCTGTCTGAATTGCCGCCATGCTAGAGGCGACATTTGCCGAGAGTGTTGAAATTTGCGTGGATAGAGCACTGTCGGCGTTGGTTCTTGCGGTCGTCTCTGCATTGATCGCCGACGTATTGCTATTTGTCGTCGCTTGAACCACGTTAAGTTGCGTAGCGAGCGAACCATCAGCGTTTACTCGCGCGGTTTGCTCTGTGGTGATCGCTGCGGTATTCGCATTGAGCGCCGCAGTCAGCGTATTGAGTTGCGACGCAATTGAGCTGTCGGCGGCCTGTCTCGCGCTGCTTTCGGTCGTGATCGCGGCGCCGAGCGTGTTCGCCTGGTCTTGAAGGCGCTGATTCACGGAACCCGCAACCGTAAATGGATCGTCGATCAGGTTGATACGAGCGCGAAGTTCCGGCACAAGCATTGAGTCTTTAAGAATGTCATTCGCGATAGCCTCGGCGTCAATTTTGGTTGTCGAACACACTACCACGCAACCGTCTATCAGCGCGTACTTGCCAAAGGCGTCGTATCCTACGATTCGCACAAAATACTGCGACATCGGAATCAGCCCACTCATTTGAACTTTCGTGTCTGGGCCATCGTAGACAAGATTGTTCGCTGTCATTTCAACAGCGTTGTCCATGCTCATCCACATCATTGCCCCGACGTAATCAGGATCGGCAGGTTTCGTATATTGCAACGAGAATCCGTCAAACGACCCAACTGATGCGATTTGACTGCAATCAATTATTGGCGGTGGATTGTACGCCTCTACCGTGCCCGGATTTCCGAGCCTGTTGTCGGTTGTTCTAACGCAAATCTCAACCATGAACTGACGATTTGGATGACCTTGCGTGTCTGCCCAATTCATATCAAAAGTGTAGACAAAGTGTGGCGCTGTCACGTATTCGGTGCGAAGAACCGTGCCATTCATCGTCAGAATTTTTACTTCCCAATCCTTAAAGTTAGGGTCTGCCGTACCAGCGTCAGCGCCTAGAGGCTCGGAGCCAAACTCATAGCTCTTGGTCGTCGAGTTGAGACGCCAGTTGATATTGCAGTCTTTGCCCTGGAAGAAGATCGTGACGCCTGTCGTGTCTCCCGGCTTCGGCGGATTCGCATTTATTCCGGTCGGTGTAATTGTGTATTCTGGGGCCGCATCGTATGGCGCACGTTTGCCGTTAATATCATAAGCAACAACCTTGAACTTCATCAGCTGTCCGACTATAGCATCAGTCACGTATGACTTACTTGAACCGCCAACAGAACCGACGTTTTTTAGCGTTTCTCCAGCCACGCTCATGTAAATGTCAGCGCCAGCATAGTTGCCGGATAGCGGATAGTCCCAGGTCAGATAAATCTGGTCTTTCGAGCCTGTTGCTGTAGCCGCAAATTCCTCATAACCACCAAGAAAGCGAACCTGGCTGATGATTGCGACGCCACCGCCCATAGTTCCATTTGTAACCACGTCATAGTCTGTCACGCGGTCTGTCAGGTTGTAGACAGCGGGGTTATATTCGATTGCCTGAATAGTGCGCGTGTGGTCGCTCGATCCAGAAATAGACTTGATGCGAAACGTCTTCTTGACCTTCGCGGTTTCACCAAACATAAAATTGGTAAATTGAGCCGGCGCAACTGCGAGCGTTTGCTGTAATGTGATTGAAGTCGTCGTACCTACTTGCAGCATCACGTCTCTTTCAGCAATTATGTCGCCGTCCATCAAGACGAGCGCCTTATACATTTTTCCGGCTTCCATCGTCACCGGTCTGTCCAGAATCAGTGTTCCAGTCGTGCATCCCGCCTCTAGTCGGCCTGCAACTCCCCAGTCGGGCATGTCGTGCTGCACATAGATCAAGTCGCCAATAGTGCAGGCAATCGCGTCAATCGAAGCGTCAAACGTGACCGTCTGCCTAATCAACTTGTTCATGTTGAGCAGGAGTTGAATCTCCTTGTCGGCGCGATTCCTGCCCACGATACCGTACAGCGTCACGGTCGATGTCTTTTGTGGCTCGCCGGTATTTAGCCTGTCGAAGTCATACGCCTTAATAGCGGTCTGCTTGTATTTGTTTGTATAGTCAAAGAACTGAACTTCGATCTCGTTGGCGCGATCAGCGAGCGGCAACCAGTTGATGCTGAAGCTGCCCTCGATGATGTTCCCCATGCCGAACATCATGACAGGCGTGTCGGCGCGCTCAATCGCCACCGAGAAGCGTGTGCCTATATTTACAATTTGCGCGTGACCGCAGCGAAATACATACTGAAGCACGTCCCAGACGTTCATGCTCTGGTCGAGAACGCCATTAAACTCCAGCTCATTGAGGTCGCAATAGGCCGCCCATTCCGTGAATTTCGGAATGTCGATTCTGCTTGTGGCAAATCCCGCGCCATACCTCGTATTGGTGAGAATATCCCAGGCGACATTAGCAGGATTCGCATTGTTGTTAGAGCCTAGCGGGGCATTGATAACTACACCGTGGTTGAGATAGGTGACGGTTGGCATACCGCTGATCTGGTCAGACAGCGCAATTTTGATTCCCACCAGTGCCGTGTTGTTGTAGCTTATATCGTCGAAATTGATCTCATTCACGTCAGACAGGTAGCACTCATCCAGATATGTCGAATCGGTCTGTTTTGGCGTCTTGCGACGAATGCGAAACTCGTACTTCGATCTGACTGACGACTTCGGCGTGAACAGCGAGCGACGCACGGCAGAACGTGATTTTTCGGTGATAGTGTAGCTACCACCAGGGCCGGAGGTATCGGCAACCGCCTCATCCCAAGAGACAGAAATGGTCCTGGTACTAAATGCGTCCGGCGGCATGGAGCCGTCAGCCCAGCTATCTTTCGTAACGAGAATGTTCGAGATACTCGGGCCAGTTGTTACGCCGAACTTAGATGCGAGTAAATCAGAAAGAGTGGTGTTCCCACCAGTCGCCGTAGATGATGCGAGCGATGTTACCGCTGTAGTGGGGTTCACTACAAGCGCTCCTATCAATGTGCCTTCTACGTTTGAGAACGTCTTGCTGTCGCTATGATGAACGGTATGCGATGCGCTTGAGACAATTGCCACGGGCGTCGTCAGCGGCGTCCAATCATTAGGGTTGATAAGCTCCGTCGAGGCCGGACGCGCTTCGATTTCCAGCTCTACAGAATACGCTTCCGTATTGCCGCTCGAACTGTCGATCTTCGCCAGTCCATTAGGAAACACCACGTCAAAACGGGCCTGATCTATCACGTCTGTCGTGGTATGGTAAATCCAGTCCGTTGTCAGCTTGAGCTGTTTTGAGATCGGAACAATCACACTCGCAAACCAGGGGATGGACGTTTGCGATGGCAGACCAAGCCTGATTGCACTTTCCATCTGCGTGTAGTTGGCGATTGGCTGATCGTTGACTTCAATATCAGAAATCATAGACACCGGGCCTTCACCAGCGTTATACAGCAGGTAAACCATTTGACTGTCTGTGCCGACGGGTAATGAGTCATCAGCGCTGGTCGTGCCAAATTTACCGTAGCTGATCGGCATTAAGCCGCTGACGCTGGCCGTGGCGGTCGTGTAGTTTTCGACGTACCCGTTTATCAGATTGCCGGCCATGCGAAATTTACCGTAGCAGACCGGAACTGCAATTGCCTCAAGTGAAGAATTCTTAGGGCCATCTATACCGTAAGAGCGACTGTTGGCAAACGTGGAGGATGGGCCTTGAATCGGCGAGACGGGAAGCATGGCGTTGACAAGCATTGAGCCGGCAATCGTGACGCCCGCCGTCACCATCATTCCGGCAGGTGTCGCCGCGAACGTCCCGGCGGTAGCTGCGACAAAGCTATCTCCAGCAATGGCGTTTACCAAATACGGAGCGTAGACCGCCACGGCAATCATTGCCACGAGACGTACAATGCTTTTGCCGCCACCGCCGCCACCTTGTGGCACCGGGCAAATGACCAGATTGTCGCCGGGAGAGACGTGAGTCAAACCCCATTCGTTTTTCTCGATAATGCGACCGTTGATCGACGCTACAAACTCGCCTTCATACTTTTCGATGCACTCGGCAATTGTCAGTTCTGGCGACCAGTCATGCGCTTCTTTTACGTGTTGACGCACATCAAACGGATTAACGATTCGAATGATGTCAAAAGATTTCGAGTCCGTGACAAGAACAACTGGCGCGGCGAAGTGTGTGGATTTATTTTCCGACATATTTGTAAAAACCAAGAATGCGACGTTTCCAATCGGACAGACGTTCGATACAAACGCCACCGCTTTTGTCCCACGTATGAATGAACCGCCCGTTACCAATACAGTAACCAACGTGCATGAATTCCGAAGCTCTAAACAGCACAACAGCGCCTTTCGCTTCCTCAATCTGTTCCCAAAGGTGCAGATCGCCAATCATCAGCGCGGCAATGCGCGATGCATCAGATGGACTGATATAGTCTGGAATGCCAATGCCCTTCTCACTCCTGTAGAGATGCATCACCAAACCCCAACAGTCGTACTTGTCAGGACCGCGACCGCCATATTCGAATGGCGTGCCGATCAATTCAGAGTAGTCGGTCATGCGTACCTCATTCCGTTGCTGTTGATTCCAGGAAAGCCGCCGTAGCGGGCTTGGTTAAGATGAGCTTCGCAGCCGTTGGGGCCGGCCAGACTCAGATCGCATGTCGTCAAGGTGCCGACATAACCGCATTCAGCGCTCATGTAACGCCAGCCGCAGCGACCGTGAAACTGACGACGGCGAGGAAAGATGATGGATAGTGAGTTCTCTGCGCCGAGCGTAAGCGTCGCCACATAGTTGTTTGCTGATGCGCCGATGATCTTGAAATACTCGATCACTTCGATGCCAGCGTCCAGATTGCCGGAATTCACGACAATGATTCGGCAGTTAGAACCCACACCACCGCCATACTGCTGCATGTAGGACTGAAAAGTTCCAGTGTAGTCATTGATTGTAATCGTGACGCTAGGCTGGCCGCCTGCATCATTCTTGACGTTAATGTCAAACGAGGTCTTGATGTAGGTATTGCCGTTGAAGACCAAATCCTCGGTATTGCGAACAAAGTAGCCTGTTCCGAATGATGCCCCCGTATCAAAGTCGATCAGATCGACCTCCAGACAAATAAGCCAGGGTGTCTGTGAGTCGATGCTGTTTTTATCTACTGCCGAAGCAAGTGAAAGTGGTTGTGCCATTTGGGTCGCCTAGTAAGTCACTGGTGAATTGTCTCACTAAGCCTGCTCAAGTTCAATAGTGGGACAATCCCAACGATGATGACCGCCAGCGCCGACGTATTTGAACTCCATCGGCTTCGTGAAGCGCACCTGATAGCTCACATTGTCTACCGGATTGAGCCACAAGAATATAACGCTGCCGCCCGACACGGAATCCCAGAAAACTTCAAGTGTTGCTTTCTGATCGCTAGATAGATCGGAGAACCCCGTTCTGAATGTCTTGCGTGCTTTGCGAGTGTGACGCGGGCGACTCACTACATAGCCACCCTCCATCTTCGACTTGATCGCCACGTCTTCTGACGTTACCGAGTAATACTTTGAATCCTGAATATCAGCCAGTGGAAAATCCAGCATTATGCGAGCGCTCCTTTCATGCCGTCTCTAAATGGGCCAGGTTGCGTTACTGCGCCAAGCACGATGTCGAGAACGATCTGCTTGCCGTCGATGCGCGGCTGGCCCTGTTGTTTCGCCTGAACTGGCGTGCCGGATTGATTGACGACGTTTACGGTGATGTTGGTAGCTGGACCACCATTGTCGCCGCCTTTCATGGTGACCGGAATGCTGCGACCGTCAGGTAGCGGCACGTAGGCTTCCGGGCCAGCCTCACCAAAGATCGCGACCTGCGGGGAATTTACAACACCACCGCCGGCGTACATATTGAGCGGCAACGGCCCCATACTGGTCATGATGCCGCCTTTGGCGAATTGAATTGGCGAAGCCATCTGCGACATTTGGTAATCCCAACCGGATTGCGGATTCATGATGGAGCCAGTATTGGTCGCGCCAGCACCACCACCGAACAAACTGCCAAACAAGCCGCCAAGACCGCTACCGACGCCACTGCTCGCAGAACCACCCATCGCTGTCGCTGCGGCACTGGCGGCGTTCGCAAGTGAAATCAGCGACGTTGTGGCGTTCTGCTCCGCCATCATCCTCGACGACATCCCTGCTATTTCGGAACCCGTCTTTAGCGCAGTGTCGACAGCAGCATTACCGAGTCCTTCGGTTGCTTTGCCGGCACCAGTGATAGAGTTCCAGAAGTCCCTGAGACCGCCAGCAGTCTTGTCGAGCAAACCACCGATACCACCTGCGGCTGCCGTAGCTGCGCCGTTTACGCCCGGCGTCGCAGACTTGTCAGAAGCAGACACGCCTTTCAGCCAACTGCTGAGACCGTCGAATACACCTTCGACCGCGCGGCCCATCGTCTTATCGAGCTGCATTTTGAGAACGTCCTCTGCCATGCCAGACAAGAATCCTCTCCAATCTGCCCTGCCCTTAATGAGCTGAGTTGCGAACGTATTCAAGAAGCCTCTGCCCCAATTGGCACTCAATTGGTCAACTTGCTTTCTAGTATTCTCCCATTCTTTTACGAGCTTCTGAAGTGGCGTTTTGAGCATGTCCGCCTGAAGATTCGCTGCTTCCTTCGTCCATTCTAAATGAGCCTTCTCAAGATTCTCCTTGTCTCTAATCGCCCTCGCGTAATCTTCACTGTCCTTGTCGTACCCGGCCTTTTTGTAGTTTTCAATCTGCTCGTTCAGCGAAGCCACGTTGCTTTGGTATTCGCGCTCGACCTTGAGGTTTTCCTCGATGTTCTTTTTTACTTTGATATCGTTGTCGTCTGGAGCCAGTGTATTTTGAATGGATTGCGACTTCTGCTTCAGCGCCTCGGTCATCAAAACGGAATCCAAGCGAGCGCGACCAAGCAAGGCTTCTGCCTTGTTTTTTTCATAACCAGCGCCACCATCGCCGTTCGCTTCCTGACGGTCAAATTCACGCTTGAGTGCTCGCATTGCGTCCGATTCTTTCAGCAGACCATTCTTAAGTCTGTCCTCTGCGTCAGTCGCATCTAGCGTTGCGGCTTTCGCGCGCGCTTTCGCGAAAGAGACTGCCTTAATCTGACCTTCCAGCTTCTTGCCTGCCTCATAGGCGTCAAGCCACTCCTTTACCGTGTGCGTTACACCAGCATCATCCTTGTAAGACCCATCCATATCGAGATTGTCGATACTGTTGCTGCCCTTATTATTTTTCTTAAACAAACGCTTTGACGGGTCGTGACCTTTGTCGAACTGACCGCCGAGCCAATGTTCTTTGAAGGCCGCTTCAGCCTGAGCGCGATACGAATCATCGCCGGTCATGATCGTGTCAAGCTTCAGTTTGTCAATTGTTTCCCTGCCCTGCAAGTTGGCGAGAGACTGAAGGAATAGGTCTTCGAATTGCCGTTTGGGCCTGCCGGGGTCGTTCGCCGCGTTAATTACGGCCTGGTCCGATGCCGTAATGCCGGTCTGGGTGTCGCCGCCTTTATTACGCGCCCCTCTTAATGCGCCCTTCGCAATTCTCTCTTCTTCGGAATACAAATCTGCGCCGTTCAATTTTGGGCCTACGTTCTTACTTCTTGCCAAGAGTTGAGCGGCTACCGCATCGTTATCAGCTTTTTGCCTGTCCAGATTTGCCTGAATTTGAGACTGCTCTGCGCGAAGGACCTCAAGCTGCTTCTTTCTTTCCACGACCAGCGGCTTAAAATTCGCGTCAGACGAAACCTTTGCCTGATACTTCTCCAGCTCCGCCTCTTTCTCGGCAATGTCTGCGGCGTTTCTCTTTTTATCCTCTATTGTGGACATGCCGGCAAGCGCGGCCTTACCGCGACGGGCGGCATCCTCTGCCTTTCTTGCCGCATTGCCAGCGGCATCACCCCACTTGTCCCAAGCAAGTGCGCCAAGCGTTAGCGCAATGCCAATTAGGCCAAGCGGGCCACCCAACAAACCAACAGCGCCAGACAAAACTCTCGAACTTACACTCGCTGCACTTTGCGCCGCAGACAACGCCTTGCTCGCAACCACATGCTCCTGCGTCGCCGTAGACGCCGCTCTTTGAGCTGGAATGAGAACGTTTTGAACCGCCGTCAGTCTTTGCATACCAGACATCGCGTTTACATGCGCCTGAGCTTCTTGCAATTTCAGGTTTGTGAACACTCTCGTCGCATCAGCGGATCGTACTGTAGCTGCCAGATTTGCGATATGCGCGGCGGTAGATTCTTGCGTTTTCGCATTTACGCTTCCAAAGCCAGTTGCAAGATTTCTAATGGCAGACGACAGGTTTCCCACAACGCCAAACACGCTAGTGAATCCCTTGAACGCCATCACCACGGCAGTTGCGGCAGCCGCAACTGTCATCAGTTGAAGGGTAAGCGGATTGTTCTTGGCGAACTCGCTAAAGCCCCTCACTATGTCGCCAACAACATTCAAAACCTTTTGCAATGTAGGCAGCAACGTATTGCCGACAAGTATTGCCAGGTTGCCGAGCGATGCCTTCACTTCCTGTACTGATCTGCCATACGTTTTTCTGGCTTCTTCATCTACGGCGTCGATTCCCTTGGCGCCGCTCATCGTATCAACCTGATGCTTAATTCTCTCCTGAGAACGTGGGTCTCCAGCAACCATCATCGCCGTTGCGGCGGTTGTCGTGATGCCGAGCCTTGCAAGGTACTGAGCGACCGCCGCAAGTTGATTTGTAGGGTCGTTTACATCGCTGCCCTGATAGAACTTTTTGACATTGCTCTTTTCCTGAGTGTACTTGATGATCTGAGGCATTATCTTTTGAACCGCCGCAACTGGATCTTCCATCCAGAGCTTTGCGTCTTTGAATCCAGCGCCTTTTGCTTCCCTCAAAATGTGAGCGTTGTCTTTTGTCAGGTCTAGCCCGCCGGTATCGAGAACTCCTGCGCCAACGAACTCATTAACAGCCTGCGCTGTTTTGGCCTTGCCAATTGCATAAGCCTGCATCATTTTGAATGCGGTGCCTACAGTCGATACACCACCACTAGCACCACCACCGTCGCCACCACCACCGGCAACTTTGAACTGATCGACAACGGCTGCAAGGTTTAACATGCCATGATCGCTCAATTGACCAGCGCCCATGCCGAGACGACGCAACACCGTTTCCATGTCTTGCGTCTCAACCTTGCCCTGCGTACCCGTGATGATTTTTTGCATCAGCTCAAATGTTCTATTTGTAGCTTCTGGGTCTGCCGTCTGCTGACGCATTTCAACGACACCATAAAGGTTTCTGATCGTCGTTTGCATGTCGCCATGTTCGGCAATACCAAGGAATCGCAGATTATTTGCGGCCTTTACCGCACTTGAAAGAGTCTTGTCAATTATTTCGGCATTATCGTAACCAATAGACGCAATCGCTGACATGCGCGATTTAACAGAATCCAGTACCGATATGAACTTCAGCCCGTTACTCATATCGAACGCGCTATCCATGATCGCTTTGTTATGCTCTGACGAGTAATTGAGTGACTTAACAATCACCTCCGCTCGCTGCATTTGATCGGCGCTGATTATGGACGACCCAAGTCCTCTCTCGATTCTTGACGCGCCCCAGAGTTGCACCATGCCCTTCCACATCGTTGCGATCTGCTGCGCCTGCTGACGCTCGAAATCGGCAGCTTCACGCGCGGCCCTGATACGCTCTGCCGCCGCTGCGCGAGCTGCGCGAGCCGACTCGTCAGAAGCCAGCTTAGATGCACGGGCAGCTTCTTTTGCCGCTGTCGCGGCAATTTTCTCAGCATCAGCTTTTTCTTTCGCCGCGATTGCAGCTTTTTCATCTGCCGTAGCTTGTTCGCGAACAAGCTGAATGCCCTTGTCGATCTCGGCATTCTTCCACTTCAGCTCCTTAATGAGAATTTCGAGCTGTTGAATCTCCTGACCGATCTGAGCAGCCATACCGTCAAGGCTGGACGCTTCACTGCGTAGCGCGTTGCCCTTTGGTGCGTTTTTGCCGAAATATAGCGATGCGTCGAGACGTTTCGCCGTCGCTTCCGCTTCCAGTTTAGACTGAATGGCGCGCACTTCTGCGGCCATTTTCTCGCGATCCGCGATGATTTTGGAGTTGGTTTGCTTTTCAGATTCGAGAATGCGAAGTTTCGCTGAAATCGTCTTGGCCGCGCTCGCTTCTGACACGTTGCCAGACGTGGTGTTAGCGCGGTCAAACTCAACGATGGAGGAAATGGCGCTCTTGATAGCTGGCGCGAGCTTGTTAATCTCCTCGGCGTACTTCTTAATCCACTGATCTGCATTGATCGACGTGGTTTGCTTTACCGCCTTACCAAAGCCCTCAACGTCTTTGGATGCTTCGCGAGATTTTTTGGATACGGTATCGAAGCCGCTGGCGATTGCCTGACCGAGCTTGCCGACAAGACTGTCAACGGTCTTGTCCAGCATCTTGAATTTGTCGGAAACATTGAGAATTCCGGCGCTCAAGCCGGAAACACTCTTTTCAAAATCGACCGAAACCTTACCGACGCTCTTCAATTGCTTATCGAGCGTCTCCAGATTGGCGGTAGCTTTATCAATTGCCGAAGTGAATTTAGATACGTCTAACGTCAGGACGCTTTTGACTTCGCTACCACCGGCCATCTTGATTCCTTTATTTCATTTGTTTCGCAATATCCTTCAGTGCCGCGAATCCCTCTTCGTCACGAACGGCATCGCGCATTGGGTCTTCTTTGAGCTTCGCAACCGTGCCGATCTCCAAAATGAGACTCTGACGATAACTTTGCGTTGCTTCCTGGGTACTTTGACCGCACACCGCAACAGTCAAAGCTCTCATATCTCGTTGCGCCAGAATGCGGTCGATGTTCTGATTCAGCATCCAAAACGTCTTGACTGGCATTCCCATCAACTCGCGGTAGGAGAGCGAATAGAAACTCAGCACCCGACTAAAGAGAAACCCGAAGTCAAGCTCCTCAATGTCGGCAGTTCTTACTTTCCCGGCTGATCGTCACCTTCTTCGCTAGATTCCACGCCGTCAACATCGTCGCCGCGAACGAAAGCAACAATCATGTTCAATTGGTCAAGCGACAGCTTTTTCAGGATCGCGGAGTCAATCGTCGGTATGCTGCGACCAATCATATCCACGGTCGCTTCAATCTGCACCGCCACGGAGTCGTCTTTGATGTCTTCTGCCGCCTTGGTGGTGACAATAAAATTCTCGACAGTCATTTCCTCGACCGGGTAACTCACGTTGCCGATAACGAGCTTACGCTGTTCATTGATGTTCAATTTGTCGAGATTCAGAATCTTCATTTTATGGTTCCTTCGATGGTTGCATCCTCGCCCGAAGGCGAGAATTAGTCACGAGTTACTTACTGGATTAAGCGGCGGCAGGATCGCCAATTGCAAACAGCTTGCCGGTTACAGGGTCGGGGTAGCCGTTGAACTCGCAGGAGAAGACGCGCTCGTTTTCCAGCTTGTACGCGAAGTTCAGTGCGCCTGCGGTAGCGGCCTTGAACACGGTGAAGTCTTCGGAGTGGTCGTTATCAGCCTTGGATACAGGATGCAGAATAAGCGGACGGGCGATGTCCAGCAGATTGCTGCCGACGCCGACTTGAACATCAACGCGAGCAGGCGTACCATCAACGCCGCCCGTCAGCGTGGCTGCAGAAACAGTCACGGAGGCGCCAGCGGTGCCGGTTGCAATGGCAATACTGTTACCAAGAGAGCCTTTCATAACGGACGTGAGGGTAACTGTTGCCGATGCGGCAGCAGCGGTCACGGCGGTCAGAGCGCCGCTGGTTGTTGCATTAATCGCGGCGGCAAGGTTGGTCGCAGTTGCCGACGCAGATGAGCCAATCAGCACTTCGTTGTTCGCGGCATTCGGGTTCGCCGCCTTAAATGTTACGGTCGCGCCGTTGATCTTCACGGTCTGACCGTCTGTCGGCTGCGTAGCGATGGTCATCGTGCCAGTTGCTTGCACGCCACCAGTTTCATACAGCGTTGCGCCAGGCATGATTTCGACCAAGTTATTCAGCGTGGTTTCAGCCAGCGGGCATTTCACCATCACTTCGCGGCCCATGATGTACTCATTGATCGGCGTCTTGCCGAACTGGTCAACCATGACCTTATGGGTTTCGGTTTTGACTGTAACCTCTACACCGCCTTGAGTATAGCCCAGATCGACGCCGTTATACAGCACCTTACACACGCCGATCTTGACGTTTTTTGTGTCGCTCATTCAAAAACTCCTTTGCAAAGAGAGAAATAAGTCAGTTGTGACTTATAAAGATTAACACAAAGACTACTTAATGTCCATAGCCTTAATGTACTTACGAACGACGTTGGCGAGACTAGAATAAATGCCATCTCTCATCGCTTCACTGGCGCGTTCGAGAAACTTGCCGCCCACCTGAATGCTTTGCGACGCCTGCTTCTCTTCCGACTTCGGCCCTAGATTCATATCTCCAGCCGGCGTCAAATGCTCATGCATGATCCAGGCATAGTCGCCAACCGTCTTGCCGTCGCGACCGTCAACAGACATATCATTGTCTACGTAGATCGTATATGCGCCGCCGCCGTTGACGAACCGACCAAGAGCATTGCGCTCGACGCCCTCGTAGCGCACCTTGATGGCCCTCTCAAGATTACCTTCATCTATTGGCGCCATTTGACGCGCTAAGTCCGCAACCTCTCCGGCGCATTTCTTCAATTCCGCATTTGCGGCGATAGGAACATCTCGAAGCCGCTGAAGTTGCAACTTTAGTTCGTCCATGCCCTGAGTATTGAAGCTCATTCGTTGAATAGCACGTCAAAGTCAACTGCAAACTCAATAAGGTTGCCCTTGGATAGCGGAAATACCACCGGCAACGTTGCGGGTCGCATATATCGCACGTACATGGTGCCAATCTGCGTATTGTTCACGAGCAGCGCGGCGATAGCCTTTTTAATCAGCACGTCGCCAGACTGATAGCCCTTTGCGCGAACAATCAGTTGAAATTTCGCCTTGTAATATCCTGGCAATTCGTAGTCAATCAACGTGCCTTGCAATTTGTTTCTCAACAAAACCCCTTCTGAACACTCTGCCGGAATCATGTTGATGAAAATTGTGCTACCTTGAATACCGATGCCTTGAGCTTCAAGGCGCTGTGCGAGCGGCATTAGATTCATTATTATGCGCTCCAGAAAGTGCAGGTAATCTGAACATGATCTGGCACTCCCTGTAGATTCTTACGGGGAAACCTTGTCATGATGCGAAAAGTAAAACCATCAACCAGAATCACGTCGTCGATCTGCGCCACAGTATTCTTGTTCAGCAGAAATTCCGCATCGTCTTCAAATTCGCGAGCGTTGCCACGAGAAGCGGAAGTGTCAGCGCGAACTGAGGACTTTTCGTTCTTGATGTTCATCTTGACGATGGTGCAACGCTCCTTGACGTTGACGCCCGGTATCGGCATACCGTACACGTCGTTTAAGCCGCGCTTCTGAATGACGCAATCTTGATTAGGACGGAACATAAGCCTTCACCAGAAGAGTTGAATTGGGATGAAAAATTCTTGAGCGAATATCGTCAAGTGCCTCATATTTAGGCGTATCGCCGGTGATCGAAAAAGTCATGTCGATACCGCTCTCGTTATTTCTGTATGCGGTCGCCAGATCAGTGCCGCTTGCGAGCATTTCGTCGAACTGCGCATCGAGCCAGGACTGGTAGCCAAAATCTCGAATCACCACGCGCATGAGCGTTTTCGCACCCCACTTGCGGCCAAAAGTGTCTGTCGTCTTGAAGTCGATGGTTCCGACCTTGCGCTGAATCAGCAACCCCGTTGCGCCGTGCGCATCTCGCATCAAGCGCGAGTAGTCACTAAGCCCAGTTCTGCCTAGCTTCGTTACTTGCTGTACATTTTCAACAACCATCTTGCGAACCAGCGTCAGAACTTCTTGTTTGCGGTGCGTGAGCGCGACATCAAGCTCTTCTGAGCCGCCATCGTGCATCGGGCGCAGGTATGCGTCGATCTCGGTCTTAGCGATGTCATAGAACGCTCTACCGAGCGCATAGGCATCGACCTGAAGGTCGACCAGTGCCTTTGGCGTAATCTCGACACCTGGTGCCTGCATGGACTGGTAGCGACCAAACAGCGCAAACAGCAGCAGACCATATTCGTTCGTCAGGCGGTCAGCCAGATCGTCGTAGATCACGACTAGCCCCTGCCAACACGCTTCGAGAATGTCACGAATTGACTCAGGTATTGCAGCGCCCGTTTCGAGACCGGCAGGTCAATCGGCTTGCCAGCTCGGTACATTTGCTTCACCTCGCCTATAGACTCCAACATCAGACCCTCGCGACGACGCGCTTCAACAGGATCTCCGCCAAGAATAGCGTCAGCTTCGGCAACCTGTGCCTTACGAAGCGCCGCGCGAAAGCGAATTGGCAAATTGTTGTATTGAGTCGGCGTGAGCAGCGACAGGTTGCCGTTGAACATAAACAGTTGATTGTTTGCCGCGGCATAAGGCGATTGATATGCGCCTTCTGGTACAAAGTTCAGGTTGTCCTGACCCCAGTTAATGTTCGAGTTAAGCAGCCAAAAATTCAACTGGCAGATGCGGGCGCGAGCGTCAACCAATGCCGCCATCTTGTCATGTTCAGTCGCAGCATTCCATCCATCTATGTTTGGAATATCGAGTGCAACCAGCTCGGATTCCGAGAACGTCTGAAACGAGTTGATGCCGACGATCAGCGGGTCAGCAGGTTCAAGGGCGAAGCTCTTAGCGATCATCACCGTATTGCCAGCCACATTCAAAAATAGCTCGACGGTACGAACTTCTCTGGGCGTGAATTGGTCAATCTGGTTACTGGTAATTGGCGACGGCACGACGGCAATCGTGTTCACCAGGGAGGGAATTTCGATAACCGCGCTGGCGCTGCCGGCCACAAACGCACTTAGAGCCGTTTGCGTCACCATCTCGACGCCATCCTGATTGACGACTCGGTAATTGATGGACGTGACGTTGATGGGGTTGCCGCTGCGGTCTTGCAGCGGAACGGTCAATGTTACTGGTGTGCCAGCGAGGTAGATTTCCATTATTTGGTCTTCGGTGCGCCAGTGGCTTTCATAATGGCGTCAATCAGCCCACGAATCGAGTTGCCCTTGATGCCGAGCGGCTCAGCGATATCACGCAAGCCTGTAATGCCTTTGTCATCCGCGATAGCGGCAAGTTGCTCTTCGGCGTACGAGACGCCAGTCTGTTTCACGACATCACCGCTACTCTGTTCGCTGGAGCCATGTGCGTCGCGCTGTTCTTGGTCACTTGGCGCCGGCACATTCATCCCGTCCAGGTACATTTGACCGACATTTGCAGGCGAACCATCTTCCCACTCACAGCCCATTACTGCTGCCATTCTGATGGCGTCATGTGGCGACACGTCTGTTGTGGACAGACCGTTCTCAAAGAAGACCACGCCCATCTGAGCGCTATAGCCTTCGAATCCAGGTTGAGTTAAGCGCAGCTTCATTATTAGTTCTCCATCAAAAGAAAAAGGCGGGTCTTTTGAACCCGCCTCTTATTCTACGTCAGTAGTGACTTACCTACAAGACTTAGATGTTGGTTACGCCTTGCAGACGAGCGATAGACCGAGTGGACTTCA